GCATCATCTTGCCCAATCTTCTGGCGAGTAGTCTCAGGCTTCGGGCGACGAGTCGCCTTCTTCACAGGCTTCTTAGCAGGCATTACTTGCTCCTTTTACGGGCAGCGGCATTATCAACAAGATTTGGGTAAGGCCGACCGGCCTTCTTTGCGCGAGCTTTAGCCGCAGACTTCTGCGCTGGAGTCAATGGCGTAGACTTCTTTTTGGGATTCTTCTTATCCCAGAATGGCTTACGGGCGACGGACATTCTCAGGTGCCTTTTCAATCTTTACCTTCGGCATTTGACTGGCATTTTCTGGATGATTGCCGTCGCCGCCCATCTTGTTTTCGGTGTCCATCCAGCATCCACAAGAAACGCACATATGTACTCCTAAATGGGCAGGCGTCGAGAGACACCAGCCGTCATGTTGGGCTGCCCATTAGAACCAAGTGACGCCATGAGCATTTGAAGATCGGGGCGTCCTCCTGCCCCCATCCCTGCCTGTCCAGGTGCAACACCGCGCAGCAAGCCTGTCGCTTCGTTGATACCTTCCAGGTCAGTTCCAGAGCTGCCGGGAGGAGCCTCGCCGGGGGCACCAGTCAGCGGTGATAGTGCTTCCTCACCGGGAACCTCAACTCCCGGCAACTCTGGTTCTTCTTGCGGCATGAATGCTTCTGAGACGACCTCTTCAATGGATCGCCCACGCTGCCTACCTAGAATGATCTGAGACAAGCGAGACAGAATTTCACCGGGATCTTGCCCGTTCTGTGCCAGCACAGGTATCGCTTGAGCGTAGCCGGCAACTGCTTGCTTCAGCGCGTCCCGCATCTCCTCGATATCGACACGCTGCTCTTCCTCGGTGGCGTTCAATGCGAATGGCATCTGTCGCCGCAAGAAGTCTCTACTGATGAGTCGGTCACCACGGGCCTGTAGCCCGAAGACCAACGCACGGTTGGGATCAAGTCCAGCCATCAATCCGTACTGGACATCGACCGTGTGGTCACCCTTGATGTCCTTTTCGGGGCGGTACTTGATCTCGTAGGGGGTTCCGTCTGCGTTTCCACGCAGCGTCTTTGTTTCGGTGGCGAACAATTTCTCGTCCACCATGAAGGCCTTCTGCACCAAACTCTGCAAGGTGCGCGAGAACATGGCCTGTCCGGTACGAATCTGGGTGTCAAAGCCAGACATCAGGGCCTGAACGCCTCGGCCCGTTACAACGGATGAGTCCACATTGCCGTTACGGGCATCTGGGTAGCGAGATCCGCTACGCAGTTCCTGGTCAAGTACGCCCTGCTGGGCGAAAGACTGCGGAGGAATGTCGAGCGGTACACGCCGCACCTCACGACCATTGCCTGTACGAATCACGCTGTCAGGGCCAAGGGCCAGTTCCTGCGCGTCGGGCGGAAGAACAATGGGTGCCTGGACAGCCTTCTGTGCCGCTTCCAAGCTGAGAAGAGCAAAGCGTGCCTTTGCAACCTGCACCGCTAGGACATCGTCAAACTGTCCGTGTGGGTCGCTGTCTAGACCGGGACGTTGGGTCCACTCAACGAGGCATTGCCCAACAGGGTTAGGCGTTTGCTCCAAGATGATGCCGTCTCGTGACGGAAGGAACAGAACGTCGGCGTCCTTATCGTGGAAGCGAACAACCTCAATCAGTTCCGTACCCGTGCTAGAGCGAGCGATAAGCGTCTCAGCCTCGGGGTACATGGCAATCAGTTCGTCGCGGGTCTTCATAAAGGAGAAGTACCCGGCAACTACCTCGCCCCAGCGATTGAATACCGGGTAGGCCCCAACGGAGTCAAGGAAAGTAATGCGAGGCATGCGTGCCTCAAAGTCAATCTCCACCATCGACGGCACAAAACCGTAAGTGAAGTAGCGGTCTGCAGCGTTATACATCTGCTTTTGCAGACTTGAGAAGTCCAGGTAGCCGTTGACAATGCGTGTGCGCTTCTCAGAGAATTCGCGAGCTGAGTCCGACACCATCTTTGACGACGAGCAGTTGAACGCGGGGAGGGGAGCAAGAACTTCAGCGAGGTCGCGTGCCGCGACATCCACCATGTTCGCCACGATGCCCCGGTCGAAGGGGCCGTCAGGGAAAAGGTCGGGATACACATCGCGCATGCGACCCTGACGCACGGCAAGAACATCCTGCATCCGACCGTCGCGGTCAGCGTTACGCGCCTTCAGGCGGTCATACCCAGCCTTCAGATCCTTGATGCGCTTCGCAGACGGCCCTGCGTCCATGAATGGCATTGCCATGGAATCGTTTATCAATGAAATCTCCTAAACACCGATGGGCTTCCACATGCCCTCGGCTTCTGCGTCGAGCAGGCTGACCGTTTGCTGGCGTCCCCTGTCCCACGGAGTGAGGAAGGGATTCTTCACATGGCTGCGCGTGTAGTTCGACTGCAGCATGATGCGGTCACGACAAGCCAGTTCGGCGAACCACAGGCTCATCACAATGTCGGTCTTGGCTGACTTAGGCATTTCCGGTGCCCAAGTAATCAACTGTTCAATCAGTTGCTTGGCCGACTCCTGCCCGTGCGTACTGGGCAGTTCAATCAGTTGGTGTCCGTCCTGCCAGCCGTTCCACAAGACCGTCATGGACGCAACACCGAAGTCAACGTCGTGCTTGTTCTGTCCGGTGAAGTGCGGTCGGATGACCGATCCGCGAGCAGCACAGAACTCGTTGACCTCCCGGTCATGGACAAGGAAGCCCTGGAAGCCGTTGCGTTCGATGCGCCACTCGCTGATGCCGTACTTGACTGTCCAGTCTTTGATGAGATCCCTGATCTGCTCAGGTGTCATCGCAGGCTGGTTGTGAATGTCAAGGACGTAGCGTTTCTGCGACACCGGGTCAAGACCAATGACTGTCGCGGCGGTATGTCCTGCGGTAGCCGGGTCAAGTCCTGCAAGCAGGATCAATCCGTCCATGCCGTTCGGGCGACAGTTGACCATCCCGCGTGGCATGAGTCCTGCCATTCGATTGCCATTGATCGAAGCCTTGATGGCATCGGGGGAGAAGATGGAGTCATCGGCCACCTGCTGCTGCTGGTAGACCATGGCCCACGCTCGAGGTGACACCCTCTTGCGCTTCTTGTGTAGTCGGGGGCCGTCCCACTTGGGGTACAGGCCATCAGAGTCCGGTTCGGCACCCTTGACTCCCGGCTCGGGTTGGTTGCTTCGGGGCCACAAGGTGACCCAGTCTTCAGGGTCATCCTTCGGCTCTAGCACCGCCGGCATTGCCAGGTACGTCCACGGCGACTCTTCATCGGGATAGCGAGCAGGGTCGCGCAGCTCGGAATACAGATCCTTGCTGCTCAGTCGTGTACCCACCACCAGCATGGAGCCGGAAGAGGAAATACGGGAGATGACCTCTGACTGCAGCCAGTCGATTTGCTTCTCGTACTCGTGCGCGTTGGTCAGGTCAACACAGTCGTCAAGGACGATCAGGTCGGCACGGGCACCGTAGATGTGTCCACGGATACCCAGGCTCTGCACGGTGGGGTCTTTCTCACCGGAGTCCCTGGCCGCATCGGAGACGTAGATCATCGTCCGGTTCCAGGCCTCAGAGTCCTTGTCGAAGCCACCCATCGGGGCATACCGGGAAATCATGTCTGAGTACTTCGGATGGGTCAGGCGGGTCTTGATGGCGTAGAGCATCTTCTCGGCCATCGTCTGGGTCTTGGACACCAGCAGGACGCGGATGTTCGGATCCATCGCGATGCGGTAGGTCACATAGTTGATCGTGATTGAGGTGGTCTTCGCATGCTCCGGTGGCATGTTCACCATGATCAAATCCCGCTCGCCAGCCTCATGGGTCATCGCCGGATGGACCCACGACGGGTCGCGGCCCTCAATCAAATCCACCACGTTCTGCATGTGCGGGAAGACATGGGCGTCGAGATACCGCTCTGAGAACTCAGGGAACTCAATCTGCTCGCCCTCAACAGGGGCAGCGATCGAGCGCATCATGCGGATCCGCTCCACAGCCGCCACGAACTCGCCATCCTCACGCCGCCAACGCTCATACGTCGTGCGACCACGGTCGACGGCGGTCAGGGCATCACCAATGGACAAACCCTGATTGAGGTGGCGAAGGAAAGCCTCCTTCGTCTCGGCTGGAGTAGACCCGCGCTTGCGTCCAGCTCTGGACACGGCGGCCTCCGGTCAAAAATTGGGGGGGAACTATAAGGGGGGGCACAGATCCTGATTAACAGACAGCACTATGCAGTTCCAGAACAAAACAATTCAGTACAGTCACAGTTCAGTACTGTTCGGGCACCCCCCAAAGGGTGCCCTCTAGTACAGTTACTGGAAAATAAAAAGCCCTACATATATATATCCCTGTCCAGGGGGGTCAAACTGGACACAAAATTGCAAAATGTTACCAAACTGCGACATTAAAGTATGTTAAACTGGACATACTGGGGCACAAATAGTAGGAAAATCTAAGACTGCCTAACATATATATATATGGCCCCCAGCTCGCAAACAATGGGTGGGTCAAGTGGGATAGTTGAACGTTCAATCTCTTGATATCAAGAATCTTGACCGTGGCAGACATTGTGACGCTAGTCCCTAATGGTTACTCAAGGGTAACCTACGGTACAGTAAGTTACTGCTCGGTAGTATTATGTGCGATTGTGAATAGATGGACGGCTCTGGATTGCGGGACTAGTACGCAGTAGCTCCTAGCCGGCCGGCGCTCGATTGTCAAGAGCTGGAGAGTGTGACATAGACCACATAGAAAGTTGCCGTGAGTTGTTGACTTCTGACTAAGTAGTAATGTAGTGTTACTGCATAACTTGATACAGGGTAAGCGAACGGCACTAGATACGAACGAATACGCGCCATGCGCGTGCGGGAATATTGGGTCACCGTCACGAACGCGTTATGAAAGCCGCGTGAATGCTTGCCTAGTGAATATTGACCGTGAGGGTAGGCACCTACCCGTATGGAACTTA